GTTTTTCTGTTAAGTATTTGAGTTCGGCTGCTGCATAGCATTCGTCATATCCGGTTGATTTTACATAAAAATAAGCGGCAACCAATGCCATAATAATCATTATCGGTTTCTTTGCAGGGCCTGTTAAAAAACTAAATATTTTTAGCATTGCTTTTATCTCCTGTTTCCATATAGAACTTTGCAAAACCTACAAATGTTGCTGTGATCAGTCCGTATTGCGCTAGTGCTGTGGTGCTTTGTTCTGTCAGCGGTATTGAAAAAAAGTAGGTATTAAAACAATTCCACATATACGCCATGTAGAATGCTATTAAGCGTGGAAAAACACGCCAACGATTGAATATTTCTGGGGCTAACATTTTTATCCCCCTATTAATTCAAAATGCCACAAATCATCAAAGTTATTATCTTTGGTTTCAAAGTTCATATTCCAATCACCACCCCAACGCAGTTTTATGCCCATTTCATTGGCAACGCCCAATACAAAACCAGCAAATAACGTAACGCGTTCTCTGTCCTTCCAATCAATAGGATATGGCGCCGCATCAACAGCTAACGATGGCATTTGGTTGTGCTTGCCATCGGGGAACTTTAATTGACTTTTCCCTTGATCAAACAATTCATTTTGTCGTTTTTCAGGTCGATGACCTTCAATAATGGTGCAGTCAACTGTTTTAATAACCTGGTTAAAAACCTGCTGTAACAGTGGATGACATTGTGATAATCGAACTTGTGATGTGGTTGAGTATTTAGCCATTATTTAATCCATAAAAGTGATAATAATTTAATAACGATTGCAGCAATAAAAGTTCGAGTTAACCAAAGTTGGTTTGATTCCAAGTCAGTTAGTCTTTTGTCAATTTCTGCATTTTTTGTTCTTAAAGCCGTGAGTTTTCCATTAACTTTTTCGTGAAATATTTCATGGGCTTTTTGCATGCTTATTAATTGGTCTAACGAATCAGATACTTTATTTAAAATTTTTCTATCTTCTATTCGCCCTATTTTTAGCTCTTGAATATCTAGTTGGGTTTGAAGTGGATTGCCTGGCATCCGTTAACCTATTGAATAAAATATTTATTGATATTGTCAGAATAACTAAATCAATTTACGTGCGCGATTGGTTGAGTCTTTAATGTGTAGGTTTAAAATGACAATAAAATCCCATTAAAAAAGGCAGCGTTTAAGCTGCCTTTTTTAGTTGTTACGGCATTGGATAACGTTGTTTAATTTCTTCAACTTTTTCACGCCAAACAGTTTCTGATTCAATAGTTTTATCAAATTGCCACTCCATATAGAGACCATCAGCCTCTTGCGAGTAAGCAACCTTTCTTGCCGTGTTAACCGCCACTAACTCTTGAGAACGTTTCTCATTATCTATAACGTCATCAGGAATACCAATTTCTTTTAGCTGGATTTCTGAATAACCTTGATAAGTTGCGCCGCTATAAACAACTTTTTTTAAAATCATAATTTATCCTTAGGTTAATATTTTTACTGTGCCAGACGACATGTTAAATCCAGAAGTCCGATCAATTGAACGATCAAGATTTATTATTGACGTTGAGCCACTTCCTTTTGCAATGTACCCAGGCAAACCTTCAAATTGCGGAAGTTCTGCGCCAAATGATGAAAAATCAATAGAGTTATTAGCGGCCTCAAAAATCCCACGATTCACACTATCAAAGACGAATAACGGCAATCTAAATGTTAGCTTTCCGGAATTTCTAAATGCTGTATTATCTATGCTGGTAGATTCACTATTTCCTTCGAACGTTAAAATAAATCTATTAAAAAATAAATGTTTGTTCGTAGCAATATGAATTTTTGTGGCAATATCCGTTTTGTCAAAATGAATAATACTTGATTCAGATTCGGAATAAACCCCACTAGGGTAATGGTCTTGGTTTTTTCCATGCACATTTACTGTACTTGCTAATCCTGCTAATGCTTCGTCAACTATATATTTACCAACAGCAGCATGAATGTCCTGTTGTAACGCTCCACCTCCTAACTCAAGAGCACGTTTTATCGTTTTTACAGCATTATTCCAATTTAAACCATCATTGTCATCATTACCGTTAACCGCATCCATGTAATGCGTCAGCTTAGTATATTTTGAGTATACGAGGGGAAAAGCAGCGTTTAAATCTGAAATAGACTTATCAACTTTTTGATCAATTTCTCCAACTTTACCAATTATGGTTTCTCTCAATCTATCCGATGCGTGTAGTACATCAGCAAGGCTTTCTGTTGTTGTCATAATATTTCCAATAAAATATGTAAAGGGAATCGTTATTGATTTTTTTCAATATCCAAAATTCTAAATTCTTGAATTACCTGTCGATTCATTGTGTTTATTTGTGCTGTAGCTATCACTGCAAATTCCTTACAAAACGAGATTCCTAAATCTCCAGTGACATCTACGGTAATGCTATTTGGCGGCACAGAATCTAATACTAAATCAAAGCTTTCTATTACTTCAGAACCTGCACTTCCTGATTTGTACATAATGATGTGTACAGGGTCACTATCAACCGCAAACAATGTTCCATCTGATAAATAAAAACCAACTTCACGGCCTTTTATCTCGCCGTCTTCATCAAACAATGCAGTAAAGTGAACTTGATTTTCGCGTACTTTTTTTCCGCCATGAATTTGTACTTTTGCTATTTCATTTTGTAATTGGGTTTGTTCTTTATTTGGTTCATAACCATTTAGTCCAATGCCCACATGGGTTATTTTTAATGTTAAACCTTGCTGATCAGCATTAACCGCTTTGCTTAACCCTAAATTTGTAATTGTTAATGCCATTTTATGCTCTCATTACATGGTGATTTATTTGCAGAGTTCTACGAGTACAAACAACATAAAGCGTTTGTTTTATGTTGTATTGAAACCTAAACGCTCTCATTACATGGTGATTCATTTGCAGTGTTCTACGAGCACAAGCAACATGAAGCGTTTGTTTTATGTTGTATTGAAACCTAAACGCTGTGTGAGGTAATTTGTAATCATCTAGTGATAACATCAAATCACCTGCCAATTGGTTTTCACTTAAATCAATGTATATAACATTAGGTGTTGAGCTATCATCATATACATCACCGTCAATGTTATTGTTGGTTAATATAAGTTGATAGTCAGACAGTTTCCAACCTGTCTGACTATTACCTGGGCTATATAAAATGCTTATTTGGGTTTCATCGTTAATTGTCTTAAATTCGGTTGCTATTGACTCTAAAACACAATCAAGTTCATCACCTTTTTCATATTGCCAATACTCACCAGGTGGCAACAATGCCGATGCTGCTTGTTTGAAATCGGACTGTAAAAATGCAACTTGGGTTACTGCCATGCCACACCGCCATAAGTTAGTAGTTCATTGTCTAAAATGGTGACGGCTATTGCAGGGGATACCATGGCAAATTGTGTTGTAATTTCAGTGATAGTCGCTGATATTTCAGAGGGGAATAGCGTTTCTCTATTGTCTAACCTGTCATTAAAAAATGTCTTTAATGCTAATTCAACACTAGTTCTAATATCGACATCTTGAATACTTGAAATAGTTATTATGACTGGTTTTAACGTAGGTAACTTAGGGAGCACATGACAACCGGCTAACCGTTCGCCATCAATATAATCTTGAGCAACATTTACTATTTGCTGAGTTAATAATGGCTGTTCAGATTTTTGAGCTATATAAACAGTTACATTGCCCAGTGCTGGCGTATTATCTAACGCCCATGCAAAATCAATATCTGAATGTGAAGAAACTGCCCAATATTCGTAATCCTTAATTCTACCTACCGCAGTTTTCACGTTGTAGGCCAACACCACTCTTGCGCGCCAATGTTCTAAATCTTCAATTCCTGCGCCGCCACTAATTTCATTGCTTGTTATGTTTTCAGGATGCAAACCAGTGACTGCACTAACAAGATATAAAGTTTCACCGGCTGGTAAGTTCCCTTCTTCACCGGCTGTAATAGATTTGATAGGCACTGGCAAACTTGAATTTGTTGCAACCGTCACTTCATATTCATTGCCTGACCTTGTTTTTAAAACAATTGACGATGTAATAAGTTCTGCACTGTCAAAATTACAAGTCCCTTGTGCATAACTGGACGAAATTCTAAAAATTTTAAGCCTATCAGCATGAATATATAACCATTCTTCATCACACGTTTCAGGGCTTAATTGCTTAAACAAATAATCAGCATAACCGTATTGACCAAAAGCAATGCCACCTATTACAGCGGCAAACGCATCTATTGCTGGCGTGTTTTCCCCTGTTTTACTTTTAAATGTTGTGGTCGCTCTATAAATTAAAGATTGTAAGCTGGGTGTTAGTGTCATGCTTTCACCTGATATTTTGTGTTGTCGATTAGCGTTATATCTATTGTTCTAACGAGCTTCATTTGTTCAAAACTTGTCGTTACATCAATTGTTTTTGCCGTGTTGTTATCAATTAACCATTGAAGTGATTGCTCGGTAAATCGCTTTGATTTTATTAATGTGTCATTTGTGTTTTTCGCTCTTGCTAGCGTCCAATCTCGACATGAAATATCAGGTTTAAACTCAGTACCCCACCAACCCTGCTTATCTTGGCCGCTTTCTATTTCGTCATTAATTTGAGCTTTTCCAAAATTTAACAAGCTTTGCAACACTGCATGTTTAAGTCCTGACTCGCTTTTTAATGGCTCGGTCAATGCTTTAAGATTAAAATTACTCACTGGACTGGCCCTTGTTTTTGCTTGTTCAACTTACCAACACTTACACCGCTGGCTACAACATCACCACTAACCGACAACTTCCCGACAATCTTAGTATCACCTTTTATTTCTGTCTCGCCGTTGATAGTGGTTTTATCTGCATTGATTGTGGCGTCTTTGCAAGTCACACTTATATTTTCGCCAGCGTTAACTGTAATATTTTTATTGGTAAAAACATTGATACCGTCTTTAGTAAGATGAACAAATGAACCTTTATCATCTAATATCGCAACGTCACCTGGTTCTAATCCCATTTGATAACGCTCATCTTCAATGCAAACAGCAATACCCCGTGACGTGTCGCCACCAACAAATAATGTATACGCTTTTGCACCTGGTACGGGTCTGCTCATAAATCCATAATTATGAACTCGCTTTATGCGATCATTAACAATGCCTGTTGCTAATTTCAATTGAACAATTCCCGTTTTAACTAGCGT